TTAAATTCCCCTGAGAAGAGGACGACTGGTAGTTTCTTTTTAAAGTCTTTTGAACCATCTCTAATAGCTTCAATGACAGTTTGCGAATTGCCTTCTTTTATTCTTTTAAGGGCAGTAGAAAGCTGTATTACGTGAGCGTCACTCTTATTCTTCTTGTAGATGTCTTGGAAGATTGTTACTCTCATCTTGGTTGTATTGGCTCACAAGTGCTTCCTACTTGCTTCTTGGATTCTATTTTGTCTATTAGTATCGTTCTCTGTTTTGCTTTAGGAGTAAGCAACTCCTCGTCCAGTCTGTGCATGGTGCGTGGGTCATGCCTCATGATATCTCTTGGGTTATCATATCTGCTCACAATCCATACGCTCCTTGTCTGAGGTGTTTTGTTCTTGATGAACGTCACCTTTGCTGTCATGTAGTAAATAGGCTTGCCCATGGGTTAGATATTAGGGGAAAGAAAAGGGGTGGGACCGAAGCCCACACCCCCTCGCTTAACCAAGACTCCTATACTAGAACGGGATCGTTTCCGTATCCGCTGTTTTAGCCGTGTTGTTTCGACGCTCCTGCGCCGCCTCGCTGTTGGGGTCCCACACGCTCAAGCATGCTTTGCCATTCTTCGACATGAAGAGTCGGAATCGAATGTTGCCGCCCTGACCGTTTGCATCACGCTTGGTGGTGTACTGGTCAATGCAGTCTTTCAGTTCGTTGTCCTTGAGGCGGAAAGACCATCCCATCAACTCACCATTGTCATTGTAGCTAGGCTCGTCCGCCCAACCTACGAGAACACTCTCGTACTTCTTGCTCTGATCACTCATTTGTAAAGAAAGTTAGTAAATAATATGTGAAAGGTAATGGCTGCTGCAACAAACAGCAACTTTTTGATTGGTTTTTTATACTTCATACTGCAAATAGTCTTTTACGGGATCGTAGTCCTCGTTCAGGAACTGCCGTATACGGCGCACCCCATCGTTGAACTTCATCTCCCCTGTGAATAATGTTTCATCCGTGCACTTCACCAATGCTGGCAGGTACGGATATGTTTTTTCTTGCACCACCCAATAGAAATCCTTGATTCCAAAGACCTTGCAATAGATGTATGCTTGTATGTCGTAACAGAAGTCTCGCACTGCATAGCGGAACTTCTCCGCACTGCGTGCTGACTTGCTGTCACTGATGAAGCCGTCACCAAGGCAGTCGAGGAATCCCTTGACCTGAACTCCGTTCAGTTCCTCAAGGAATCCCACCTGGTAGTCACCTGCCAGGTATGTATCTAGTAAGCCGCAGGTAGCGAGACGGTCGATCATGTCGTTCGCCATCTGCCAGTCATCACTAGAGACAATCGTCTTGCCTTCTTCGAGAGCCTCCGTCTTCATGGCTGCAACGACAGCCTTGTATTCAGAAGTCATTGACGGTTTCTTTGCGCTTCGCGCTTTGTCAGAAAGACGCGATAACACCTCTGTGTCTGACATTACTACGTACTTCTCGAACGCTTGCTCTCGCTCAAACAAGAGCATGTCATATAGTGTACCGAAGTCTAGCGCGTCTGACTTGTATATGAGTTCTCCCTTCATGTATCGGTCGAACTGAGCCATGTCGCCAAGCGCCTGCTTCAGTGATGAGTACGACAGGTGTGACTTGCCGTACCGTTCGTGTAATTGTTCGCTAATAGTCATCGTATATTGGTGTTCCGTCTTCGTTTGTGTATTCGTAGGTTTCTATCTCCGCCCACTTTACAGGGGGCTTAGAGGTCATCCAAAATCGCTTGCCCTTGCTGTTGATAAAGAACTCAGCTATATCAAACTCTCCAGGAGAATCTGCATGGACCACGAAGAAGAGCCCTGAGAACTCAGGGTTCATTTCCTCCGTGTCTATCCAGAACTTGGACATCTTTGCGTTCAGGCATTGCTCCCTGAAGCTAGCAAAGAGCTTCCTGTTAGTTCTCCTTTGGTCTAGCGGATTCTGTCTTGGCATCAGCGTACAAACTTCTGGAGGCCAGCAATCTGACCAGCAGTAAGCGAGTCCTCGTACTTGTCCATAATCGACTTGAATGCTTTCTTCTTGTCCGTTTGAGACTTGATGTAAGCAACAGCCTTGTCCATGATGTTTTCTACGGGTGCGCTATCCTTCTCTTGTTTGGCTATGGCATCTGATACTTCGTTGGCCGAAGCTATAGAGGTGTCAATACCGATACCTAGCATGGCTAACGCACGACCGATCGCTGACGTCTCGCAGTTCTCTACGTAGCTAGTCTTGTTGATGTTGCTGCTGCCCTGCACTTCGTGTGCATGACCCGTAGCTATGATGCGGTGCTCTGTGTCGGCTATCGATGCCTTGCACACACATTGCTCGCTGTCTAGCACGGGGAACTCTGTTATCAGGCTCCAGTGCTTGTACTGTTCTTCTTGTCGGAAGAACTTGATGCGTTCGTTGACTTCAACGTACTGCTTGCCACGGATGTTCGTGGTCTTGAATTTGTAATTAGACATATTGATTGGATTGAATTGTTTCTTCTAAATCTTTTTTCATTCTATTGAACCTAGTCAGCTGGGCATTTACATACTTCAGCTTGGACTGCATGGCTTTGTATTTCATCGTTTCATTGCACAGCCTAGCAGCAGCTATGAAGTACCTCCTGTACCCAGGCCAGTGCTCCATGTTTGATTCGTGTTTCTTGCAGTGGTAACACACGGTGCTGTGGTCTGAACCGAACACGTTGGCTATCGCTGTGGCTGTTAGTTTGAACTGACGCATGGCGGTCATCATTGCGGCCCGCGCCTTCACCTGTTCTTGGTGTCTTGATTTGTCAGGAATAACACCAATGACGTGGTAGTATTCCTTCAGTATGGATTGCATTTCACTCTTCATGCAAAGGTATGTTTTAAGTTTTCTTAGTGCAAATTTTGGCAGGGAAAAAGAGGGACTTTGTTTCTCATCGCTCTCTAACAGGCGAGTTACGGGATCTCCCCGCACACCATACGCCCCTCTCCCTGTCAGCGTTCTGACAGTGCCATGTGGTACGACGTGAGTATCTCGTAGAACTTCACGTAGTAATACGCAGCTTCAGATACATCGCACAGCCCGTCAGCTAGCTTAGACTTGGTGACTCCCTCCTCGATGAGGTCGTTGGCAAGGTCTCTTGCGATGTCAGGAAACTGCATGAGGTACTCTGAAACGTCTGTGTTTAGCCATGTGTCAATGTCATCTGCTACAATGTCATCCATAGCATACATGGCGGCAAGTTGTTCTGTTTTCTCCCCGCCTTTAGATTTTTCTTTTATCACTTGTATTGCTTTCTCATTCGTCATTGCATTCGTGGTTTTCGGTTACTACAAATAGGCTACGGTCTTGGCTTACCAGCAAGCTGTACTCCTCGTTGCTCATGATATTGTCGTGCATATCTACCCATTCAGGATTACGGCGCGGGTTGAACCTGACGTAGAAGTCGTTCACGTTGGGCCTGATTTTGTCGTTCCTCGTAATCTGGAACTCCTCACATTGAACCCAAGCACACACAGTTTTGCATGCACCTTCGTGAATCTTCTTTGACGTGCCTGTTTGAACCTTGAGCTTAGCATTGAACATAGCTATCTGATGTTCAGCAGGGTCTACGTATTGAACATAGCCTGGTGCTTTGACCTGCCACTTCATAAAGTTTTCTCCTCGTGCGAGGTGGAATCTGATTTTGTACATGAGAGTTTTGATTGATAGTTAATTTTTACTTGACGGTAGACGTGTTGAATCCACTCGTTGTAATCCTTCGCGGGATCTTCGTTTGCACTTGACCGTACACAAATCATTTCATCTTGTCGAATACAATCATACTGTCAGGTTCAGACGGTGTGTTCTGCACTATAGTCTGTGCCTGCTCTCTTGTGAGATTGGGGATAAGCATCTTGGTTTTCTTGTTCCAGTCGCGGAACACCTTGTATACTGCGTAGTTGTTCATGTTGTAATTGAATTAAGGATTTGATTTGCTTGCATTAAGGCATAGGTTTGCCGTTGTGTGTTTGTGCCTGAGCGTTGTGGCTTGGGCAGTCTGACATCCAAGGGGACCGTAAACGTGTCGTCCCCTCTCATTATTGCGTTTGCTATTCGTTGTTGTAATGTCATTGTTCTAAGTATTCGATGTAGTCAATATATTCGAGGCCGTACAGGTCTTGCAGTTGTTCGATTGTCATTCTTAAAAGTGTTTGTGCAGGTAGCCTGAGAGCATGAGCTGCTGATTTACATCTGATGTTGGTGTCTTGAGGATTTTCTTTACACCCTCGTCCTCTGATGCGAGTACGGGATCGATGTTGTACTCCTCGCAGATGAAGATGAAGTCGTTTACGTTCATGATTTAAATTCTTTTGATTTAGGCATCTGGAAGTAGTAGATGCAGAGGTCATCGGCATCGAACATGGCGCTGTTTCCATACCACAGGTCGCGGACAAACTCGTGGAATGATTCGATACTGAAGGTTTCAGCAACAGCTTCTTGTCGTTCGCACAAGTCCTTGATGACAGCCATGTCAGTCGGCATATAGTCCCCATCGTATGGGGCTTCACAGTTCATTTGGTCCCACACGAAGTACTCGGCAATGCTGTTGTCCTCAGGCCATGTGGGTTTGAGTTCGATAATTTTGACAATCTCGTGCTCGCACTCCTCGATATTGTAATTAATAACGCTTTCCATCCCGTCTGTAGTTGTAGTGCATGACTCAGCGTTTTTGTCATCCATAAGTATTGTCCGAAGCTTTGCCTTAGCTTCGAGGGCTTTGTCCAGGTCGTTGAACCATCGGACTGTGGTGTCGGAGTAACCTTCGGCTAGTCCACATACACCGTGTAATAATGCATAGTATTTCATGAGAAAGAGATTTTGAAATTGTTCGACAAAGATACGGTGTCGTTTCCGTTATTCCAAATTTATTTTGTAACTAACTGATTATCAACCTTCAAGACGATGTGGTCAATGTAGTCATCAAGCAAGTCAGACAGCCCGTAATCCTTATCGTACTGCACACACTCGATGATCTTGCGCTTGAGCCTATCTACATCCAGTCGTGAGTAGTCGTAGATGTCATCGAATAACTCCTCCCACCACCGCTCGATTTCGTAGCTGTTGTACCACTCGCCGTCATCATCAACGTCCATCTCCTCGCGGACGATATTACCTGCGCCGTTGTTGAAGACGTCGTGGTTGATTCGGGCTATGGCTCGCAAGGCGTTACCCTCTGCTGTGTCCGCCCGTCCTCTTTCGGGTACGAGGCTCCTCCAGTGCTTGTCAAATAGGTCTTGGTATTGACCCTCTCCGTTCCAGTATTTCATTGCTCTAAGTTTTTGATTAGTTTTTCTTCCAACAGGTAGTACATAGTGTCTGAAATGGCGTCAGCGATTTTTTCCATCAGCCAGTCATTGTCATCGAGCGCACTTGTAAGAACCTTCTTCATGTCTTGCTCGCTCAGGGTGATGCCCGTCTGTCCTGTCAACCTTTCGACATCTCGTATGTCCCATTGCATGGATGCACCTACAAAGACACCTGCGTCATTAATTAGAGGGTATTTATTCATTGTTTTAAGGGTTATCCGTAAATCACATCTCCGAAGAGCGATAGCTGAAGGAATACGTCTGCCGTAGTGGCATCGTCGTTTTCCTGAATCAGGTCATCAAAATGATGGGTGTAGTCCTTAGCCATCAGTTGCATCGCCTTACACATCTTACCCCAAGTGAGGGGGTAAACACTATTGCCGAACTCGTCGAGTATCAGCACTTGGTGCTCCGTGTTAGCCCTGAGGTATGCAAATACCTGAGGTTCCCAACATTCGGGCATATCCAAGTCGGCCAATGCTTCGGAGTTCTCTTTAGCCCACTTGTAAGCCTTTTCAAGTTCACCGTCAAGAGCAGTGTAGTCACGGTATGATGCATTACACAGCATGTTGAGCATATACGTATCGGAGATTTCAATAGTCAATTTCATTAGAGTCGAGGTAAAAAATGTTCGTCGTTAGATAAGATTCCCAAGATGTCGTGTACAATATCCTGTGATCGGATGTTCGTGTCCGTGTCGTTGGCTGTGTTAGCCACACGCTTCGCCCATTGGCGGAAGATTTCGAATTGTTCGTAGCTCATAGTGTTGTTATTCATGTGTTAGAGTTTTTCGATGTTGTCAAAGTCACGCACGATTTCGATTGGCACGTGGTAGTAGTCACCCGTCACAGGGTCTAGCCAAGTTTCGATTTCACCTGCAATGGTTTCTTCGAAGTATTCGAGTCGGGCAATGATTTCGTCTGTCATGTGTTAGAGTTTTTAGAGTTAATAAGAAAGGACGGTGCTTAGGTTTCTCTCCCATCGATGCAAGCCTCACGATTCCACAGCTTACACCACAGGTAGTGGTCTTCCTGGTGATTTGTAACACCGTCCATTGTAGCATAGGGTGGAATCGAACCACCACATCCCTCACGCTCGTTGCCATAAGCCCTCGGTAAAGGGTAGAAGGAACGTATGTTGAGATGCACACACCAATCCACAGCCTCCTGTAGCCAGTGTCAATGCTATGTGTGTTTAGTAGAACATATTGAGCAGCGACCTATAGTGCGCCTCGTTCCCCTTCACGGGCTTGAACGTCTTAGGTGCAGGGGTCAGGTCGGCCAAGTGCGCCCATCTTGCCTCAGCCATCTGCCGAGCCTCCTCGATAGACGTGGCGAACTCTGAGTTCCACCCGCCATTCTCGAAGTAGTAAAAGTATTCTTGCTTTTCCATGTGTTAAAGATTTTGATTGCTGAATTGCTTCACAAAGATAAGGCAGAGTTTTCGTTATTCCAAATTTATTTTGTAACTCACTGGTTTTCAGTAGGTTGGACAAGGCCATCAACTTGGTAAGAGTAGCACCAATGTCCGTTGTTCAAGGTGAGTACATAGTGGTCGTCCAGTGTGACCGCATCCACCTCATCCCCGTACTTCTCGTTCGGGCCTTGCGTCTGCTCGATTGCGATTACCTCTGCGATTTTCTGCGGGTCGCGTCCCCATGACCCACGGTACAGCACCTGTGAGCCTTTGCGAATGATTCGCGTGTTGAAAATTGATGTTTTCATTTCGTCTGATTTTTTAGATGTCATTTTCATATTCGTATGCACGGTCGGCTTCCTCCATGATATCGTGCTCGTATGCGTCATCATCATCACTTGGGTAGTCGTACCCTTCTCTCCATAAGTCCGTCATTGCTCTCATTGTTCTTTTTCATTCAGGTATTCGTCGATGAGTTGGTAGGCTGTTTTGTCGTCGTTCAGGTACTCGTCACGATGCCCTGACCAGTACGCAGCATTGCGTAGCGTTTCCACGCCGCTGTTGAACTTGGGTCTCGGAGTCAGGTCAAACCGAGTGCCCTTGAAAGCCTCTTCGAGAATTCTTGTATTGCCGCCATCGGCTCGCAAGTATGCGTCGATCAACGCCTGCTCGAATCCGCCTGCTGTCTTGCGCCGTTCGTACAGCGCGTCAATGTGTTGTTGAGTTTTCATAGGAATGTTACTTTTAAGGTTTCGTATCCATCATCACCGATTGCCACCAAGTGAAGCAACAGGTCTTCATAGTCAGCGAACGTGCGGATGTAGTTGTTCTCGCAGTTGGCTTCCTCGTTGTATGTGTGTAGTGCTACTTTCATGCGCTGTAGTTTACAAAGATTTCACGTTCAGTTTCGAGGTCGTAGATAGCCCGCTCGCCTCGACGTTGAGCGATTTCGAGAGGGATTTTGAACGACTCTACGTTGTCGTACAAGCTGCACAAGTCGATGACAATGCGCTCACCTGCATCGGGGTGATGCTCCACCCATGTGCCCAAGACAACAGATTTGCCCTCTCGAACCATCTCTTCCGCTTCGCGGTGCGCTTGCAGGAAGACGTGCTTGAAGGCTTGAACATTGTCCGACTTTACAAATCGTTCGTCCGTGACCCCGCCCACCACGTAGCCCGACTTGGGCATAGCGTATTCGAGATTAGAACCGTTCTCCCACATAGTTAGGGAGCATCCGCCCTTGAGCAAGGTGCGACCGTATACGAGGCACATGACCTCGAAAGCATTTAAGTTTTTCATGTTAGAAATTTTGAATTTGACAAAGACACCACTTCCAAGGCCAGCCCATGCTTTCGCACTCACGCTGGGGTCGCAGAGTATTTACTGCCGTTCGCAAGGAAGGGTGTCCCGTCCATTTAGGACTCGTCAGTGTGCCTGACCTATAAGCCTGTCCAACTCATCCCACACCCATTGGCGCTGGGCGTCTGTGATTTCCCCGTACATCTTCGTCTGCCGAAGGATGAAGTAATCGACGTTGTACTCATTGCCCTTGTACAGGTGGTAGGCAATTTTTGGCAAGTAGCCGTTTTCGTATCTGCTCATGTGTGAACTGTTTTGAGATTAGAAATTTTGAAAATCTATTGAAGTATTCTGAGCGAAAGCCTCGCCAACTAAACGACAGCCTTCGTAGTCGCGGATGTGATCGAAGTACGTATACGCATCTACCATCTCGTCCACGCTGAACTCAAGGAAGTGATTGTACATCAGCGGTCGAGTTTGAAAGATTCGTCTGCTATGTAAGTGCTGACCACCACGTAGGCAAGGCCAATCGCATACCCTACCCAAGTCATTGGGCAGAGTTTACGAGGTCTACCAATCGCATCTGCTCGTCACAGGAGAGCAGGTCGAACTCCGCCGTGCAGGTGACGGTAGAACCGAGGAGTTGAACATCGTCGAAGAGGGCCGAAGCCATTTGCGCTTTCTTGCGCTGTGTGTCTGTTGACATGAGTTAAAGATTTTGATTGTTGACTGAGTTGACAACGCCACAAAGTTATGGCTTATTGTCGATGATTCCAAATTTATTTTTTACCCTATAGGGTAGATTTCCATAGCTTCGTCGAAATCGTCGATGACTTCGAGCATCTGCCACGTCTGTCCGTCAGCGCTCCAGCTCACGGCAGTGTGCGATTCACACGCTGGCTCGAACACATAGTCCGCGCTCTCGCACTCGCACACATAGCAGACCTCGCTGCGGTCCAACATCGAAGCCGCCCACTCGCAGGCTGCCTCCTCGTCCACGAAGTTCCGCTTACAGCGAAACTCTCCACATCCTTCCCCAAAGGGGAACACAAAAGCAAAAATTGGTTGATTCATAAATCTTTGATTTATAGGGTTTAACTAAAACTTCGTTTTAAACTGCGGGAGCAAAGGATGGCTCCAACATCGGATTTCCAGAGGAAATCAGCGCCTCTGCCTCCAAGCGCTCCTGCTCCAAGCGAGCGGAGCGGAGTCGAGCCATTGCCTCCTCTGGCGACTCTCCTGGAAGGAGAGTCAGCTTCATTTGTTCCTTCTTTCGAACCTTTGGTTCGACGACCTGAACCTCTTTACGAGGTTCAAAAGGTTGGGCTTCCCCACCGTCAACTGCGTTGACGACTTTGGTTTTCTGAACCTTGCCAACTTTGTTGGCAGTAGCTGTCTTAGCTTGAGTTAACTCAAGCCCAGCAGTTGACGACCTCTTAGGTCGTCGAACTGCTTTCTTAGAAGCTTTCTTAGAAAGCTTCCGAGCAGCCTCTCTCTCCTCAGAGAGGAGAGCATGAAGCTCCTTGTTCAGAACGGAACGTTCTGACCTCTTGAGCTTCTTACCAGAGGTAAGAACAGCCTCAATCTCAGCCTTACGGCTGGACTTCGACTTCGACTTAGCCTTCGAAGCCTTCGGCTTCTTGGCTGACTTCGAAGCCTTCGGCTTCGGTTGCTCCTTCGGAGCATCGATGGAGTCGATGAACTCCGACAACGATGCTAAAGCATCGAGGGCCGACTGCTTCTTAGAAGCAGAAGGGTTGAACATCAGGCTGTTTACAGCCTTTTTAGCTGCCTTCAGCAGCTCTGAGTGGTTGGTGGTTTTTGCCATCACTGTTAGATATTAAGATTAGAAGAAGAATTCATAGAATTCCATTCTTCTTCTAATCTATATCTACTTTTTCCAACTCCTGCGGTCAGCTTGCTGACTCATGTGGTTGGTAGCCAAACACATCAGCATCGAAGATGCTTCAGCGCGTTTGGACAAACGGCCTCAGTTTCAACCAGTTAGTAGCAGTTTCTTAAACTGCTAATGAGCCTTCATTTATGAAGGCTTGTTGTTCGACCTATGGTCGAGGTGGGGTATTGTCCTGCCCTTCCCTTCAGCAGTTTACTGCTGCCACTTCAAGCGGTTGGTAAACCAACCGAGGGTAACTTGCTTAGTATCAGTAGGTTAACTACTGCTACTAAAAGCTAGAAAGTATGCTGCAACTCTGTAGAGTTGCAAGGGTGGGGGGTCGGCAGGTCGGTTTTGCAACGTAGTTGCAACTGTTACATACTATATATAATCCCCTAGATCTGTATTACTGACCTTTTTTTACGGTTCGCGGTAAAAATTGAGTTTTCCACACCCTGCTCACTTAATCGTTTTAAGATGCTGTTGATCAACGCCTTAGAAAGGCTACTTAAAGCAGTTTTTCTGGCTTGACTTTTCAAAAAAAAAGCTGTAACTTCGCCAAAGCATTGTTAGCGATGACACTTCGAAGCTGTTTTTACTAAGAAGCTATCTAAAAAGGAGTGCGTAGACGCACTAAACAGACACTACGAAGCGTAAATCAAACATACGAAGCTGTGGGGGGCGCAAAAACTGTTTATTTATCTTTGCGCTATGAAGCGTAACTACAAAAAAGAGTACAAGAAGTTTCAGTCATCCCCAGAGATGATCAAATATCGTACTAGACTCAATAAAGAGAACCGTGATCGTGGCACTTATGGCAACGGTGACGGGATGGATGTATCACACAAAGGAAAAACAACAGTTTTGGAAAAGCAGTCTGTAAATAGAGGCCGCATGGGTGAGGGAGGCAGGAAAAGAAAGGTCTCTGTAAAGAAAAGAAGGGCTCAGGAGGGCATGATGGTGAAGAAAACGCCTATGTCAGAAAACCTGATGCGGGATCAACAGTTTATGACGGAGCCTGTCGTCGAAGAAAGAGACAAAAAGCCGCTTAGAGAGAGGGTAAAAGAATTCTTTGCGAATAGAAAGAAAAGAAAGCTAGAGGAGTCGGCTCCAATGAAGCCTTTGAAAATGAAAAATATTGAGGAGATTCCTGCCGCTCAACCAAGGTCAGAAAGGGAGCAAATGGAACAGAGTTTATCAATGGCCGCAGCGGATATGTCTAAATACTTGATTGATCCAGAAACGGGTTCATTTAGATTAGAGTCAGACCCAATAGCCAGGGAGTATATCGAAGACGATCTTTTCCCTAATGTTGGATATGATGATCTAGACTCTACAACAACAGCCTGGAGCGCTGCAACCGTAAGTAAGTTAGCCAAGGCTTTTGACCCCAACTTTGAACCCAGCATAAACCACGGAGACTTTATAAGAAAGGCATTTAAAAATGATTCTGGTCAAGGGTACGTGGCTCAACCCATAGAGCTCAACACTGATTTTAAAATTGGTGATATACTTTTTGATGGTAGACTAAACGAAGATGGGACTCCCGCAGGTCCTCAAACATATAGAGAGTTTGAAATAGACGCAAAAGGAAGAGGGCAATATGCAAACGTTCAATACGGATCTCACAGCGACATTATAGTAGACGTGACAACAAGGGATGGTAAAACCGTGTATCTGGTGCAGGGCGGAAATATGTCAGATAAAATGAGGCTAAAAGAGTTTACGGCAGAACAGCTGGTAGCCGAATACAAAGGCAGACTCACCCAATAAAAATATCTTATATTTGCATTATGGGAGTACTCACCGTATCTATTAAAGAAGAGCTAACGCTAAACGGCACTCAACAAGGGGGTATAAACACACTCACTATTGCTTCTGTCACTCAGTCTTTTAAAAGGGTGGTGACTTTGCCTGCTAACGGTGGATCTGGAAATACGCAGACTACTGTCGCTGTTTTTAGAGATGTAGTAACTACAGCTGATGGAGCCGTTGATGACGGGGACGCTAAATACGTTAGGGTAACCAACCTCGACGCAGACAACAACGTTACCCTTTCTTTGCAGCTGGCTGCCAACGGAACAGCCGACGCATCAACTACAAGTAGTATTTTATTGAAGCCAGGGTACAGCTTAATGTTGTGCTCAACAGATAACGCCATCGCAGTTGATGATGACGCTGCTACTCCGATCACAAGCGGAAGCTTGGTTCACTTAGAAAGTATCTTGGCAATAAACGAAGTCAACGATACTACACAACTAGAAGTATTTATAGCATCATAACATGAAAGCAAAAAAGAAAACAGTATATGGCTCTATGCAAAAGGGCGGAGTGCTGAGAGACGAGGAGGGTAACATCATTGTCGAGAACGGCGGAAAAATTAAAAAGAGAACCCGCAGGGCAGGAAAGATGCCAAGAGGAGACAGAAGATTCTTGTTTTCTAGAAGAAATGCTGCTGTTCTAAGAGATAAAAAAATTGAAGAATCTAGGGCTAAGATGGCAAAAGGCGAACAGCCTGGAAGGGGTGGATCGGAAGCTGGCATAGCTGTACAGGAAAAAGATCAAGCAAAGCTTGAAAGAAAGGCCGCAAGAAGAAAGGCGATTGGAAAAAGAATCCGAAAGCGCTCTAACCGCACAGGGCCAGTCGCAAGGGCTCTTACAAAGAGCGGTCTACGAAGAAGCCGAAGGCTTGGAAAAAAGGTAAAGGACCTTAAGGCACAAGATGTTGCCAAGCTAATTGAAAAAGAAGATAAAAAATAAAAAGGGGCTTGCGCCCCTTTTTTATTGAATGTAGTAGTAGTGGTATTTTCTATGCCCTACTTGCAGGTCTTTATGTCCAGACCGAACGTATCGATCATCAACGTGCAAGAAAGTTGGCTTCATAGGAACGCCATCTCGAAAACAGAGAAAAGCATAAACACCTTTGGATGTAAATCTTTCTGCGTACTTATCTACGTACATCACGCTAATTACTTCAGCGCCATCTAAAGATTCGTGCTTTCTAAACTTGTGAGCCCTTAAGAATCGAAAGGGGCCCTCGTATACTGTGTCTGAAACCTTGTAGACTACGATAGAGTCCGTGTCGGATTCAAAAGCTTGAATGGTCTGAGATTTAAAAATATCCTGACCAAATGTTACGCCTGCAAACAACAGGCAAAGGATTAAGATTGAATTTTTCATAGCAAATAACTGATTTAAATTGTTTCGTAACTTGGGTTTGCTGATCTCAATGTAGGGCAGAATATCATTCAATCCAAATTTTTTTGTCTAACTTAGCTTATTCAATCATAGATTGAAAAAATATTATCACAACCCTAGGATTAAGAGAATTGATCCTTCTTGGATTGCCAATCGAAATGCAGTTAAGCAAAAACCTATCACTGAAAGAGGTCGTGAAATCAAACACGGCCAGCCGCCTTGGGATCGATAACACTCCCGAAGACTGGGAGATCGAAAACCTCAAGGCTGTAGCAGAGAATGTATTCCAACCTATCCGCGATCACTTCGGTGTGCCTATCGCCGTGAGCTCTGGGTATAGAGGGAAGCAGCTAAACAAAGCCATCGGGGGGAGCAGATACTCCCAGCACATGGTGGGGGAGGCGCTCGATCTAGACGCCGATGTGTACGGGCGCATTACGAATGCAGATATCTTCAACTTCGTAAAAGACAACCTGGTGTGGGACCAGATGATCTGGGAGTTTGGAGATGACGAGGAACCCAACTGGGTGCATATCTCGTACAAGTCTGTAGGGCATAACCGTAAACAGATTAAGCGAGCCCGCAGAGACGAAAAAAATAAAGTTTATTACACAGTAGAAAATGCCTAAACAAGTATTTAACTACGCTCCTGGCGACAGCAAGAAAAAGCGTCCAGGGGTCCACGCTAAGACGAAGACGTCCAGCAACAAAGTCAGCAAAAACTACAAGAAATCTTACCGAGGACAAGGAAGATAAATTTGTCTATATTCGCGCTCCTAAAATTTTTTATCATGCGCGAAAAAGAAGAAGACTTCAACGTAGATTTCCTAGATCCAGAAAGAGTAAAAGCGACCGAAGAAAAGGTCAAGAGTGGCAAGATCGTGTGCGATATTCACGCACCAGAGGGCTGCGAAAACTGTAGCGGTTAAAGTGAGTTATAGAAACGCTGTACCGCTAATCTACCTTTCTGCGACAGCGCATACCGAACTCTGTAATTGTATTTGGTCTCATCACGGAACAAGTGATCCTCTAGACTCTGAGAAGGAGTAAGCTTGTCGAAGTGCTTGTACAGATAACCTGCAAGGACTAGCGGGTACACCATCCTGTCCGCTAAGTTCTTTCTATTCATCCCGTAGTTCTCTGCCAGCCAAGAGATAGTAAAGAACTCTAAGTCGTAGACAAACAAGAGTAAGTGCAAGTACGACTTGGTGAGCTCTGGGTTTACTTCGAGGAACTCGTTCGTAGCGCTCCGCAAGTTTTTCAAGTGGTTGTGCTTGACAAACCTGGATGGCATCTTAGAGAAATCTCTAAACATGCGCGTTTTTTTCACTGTCGATTTCGGCATCTCAATTATGTTGTATCTTTGATACAAACGAATTTACATCATGAGCCCTAACGACACCCTCTTCTTTGCTGAAATGTATTCTCTCGTTAAGAAGATGGAGGAAACTATAGATGAGTTCGACATGAAAGATCGAACGCTAGCATCTATCGTGGTAGGTGTTCTTGACCTAGATGCTATCGAAGCGGGTGCAGAAGAGACAGAGATGAAGACCATGTACAGCTTTAGCCTTCAAAGCAGGCAAGAGCTTGACACCATGAAGACCATCATGGACAATGCATACTCTGACGACGATGATGATCTCGAAGACCTCCTTGGTAGCCTGGGTATATCATTAAACTAATGGAAGGACTTATTAGAAAGATTGTGGTCGGAAAGGACCCCAAGAACGGCATGGCTTATTATGTAGGTATGCGAGCGGGAAGCGGAGAGGTATCAGCCATCGTAGAGGACGAAAGGCATCTCCATAAATTTGGAAAGCAGAGATATCTTATATACATTGAGAACGAAGACGGGACCATGCTATGGAAAAGCATAGATGAGATGTCTTGTGTTTTAGAGTACGATTTAAACTTCTGATGAACAGAAACAACCTACTTACTGAAGGAAACGAGTTTAGATTGCCAAACGGGAATCTGTATACTGGGTATTATCATATCCACGTTTCAAAAGGCCCGATGGTTGGCGCTCAACATGTAGATAGTGAGCATGACCTTTTAACCCCAGTAAATAGCACTGTTGCGGATAGAGTTAGATCGATTCAAACTGAACTCACATCAGAAAGAAGAAGGCAGAGAAATCTAACAATCAATTCAAATAACCAAGCTGCCCCTGCTCCTGTAGTTTCTTCCCCTTCTCCGTCAGGAGGTGGCGGAGGCGGTGGCGGAGGAGGCTACTAAAATTTAATTAATGCGAACATTCGATTTGTTTATCGTCGAGTTAGAAAAAGCGATAAACGATACAATCAAAACCGATAGCGGATTAGAGCTATACATAGACACAAGATTTAATGAGTTTGAAAACAGAGTTACAGAAGGCCCTGTCGTGGCTGTCCCGTTCAAGTACGAAACTGGCGTCAAGCCTGGCGACACGCTTTACTTCCATCACCTCGTGGTGCTCAAAGAAGGGCAGCCACTTACTGGGGTCGATAATCACTACATTGTCAAGTACAATCATGATCATGCTGTCAATAATCAAGCTATTGCTTTTAAAGATCAGCATACTGGTGTTGTCGAGCCTCTCAAAGGCTGGAGCCTACTTGAGCCTGTCGAAGAAGAGGAAGTTCAAGAATCGGAAATTATCGAAGTTGTTAAACTCAATGAGACGCTCCCAACAAGAGGCAGAGTCGCATTTACGTCTTCTGGGATTGAAGAAGTAGGGCTGAAGGTCGGAGACGTGGTAGGCTTCAAAGAGAACCGCGACTATCGCATCAAGATAGACGGGAAGGAATACTACCGCACTCGTATCGAAGATTTACTTTACAAAGAGCTCTAACATGTTTAGCAAAGAAGACACCTGGCAGCTCCTCGAAGATGAGGAGTGCTTGCTCGCTGACGGGTTCAATGATGCCGTGATAGGAATCGTTTATGGGCTTGAGCCCAAAGCCGTTTACAGCGTAAGAAAAATAGTTGACATCCTCATGGAGGATATGAGCTACGAAGACGCTGTTGAGCATTTTGAATACAACATAGCTGGTTCATACGTAGGAGAGAAAACACCCCTGTACATTTACGATATCCAGGAAGATGTCTAAGTTCACTACGATCAGTGCATCCAAGAGGTTGATGGCAAGCATGGAGGTTGCTATCAATAACATGATTGAAGAAGTAAAGAAACCTGTGGACCCAGAAGCTGGCGGGTCCGCAAGAAAAGCAGAATTACAATCCATTAAACAAACAGCTATTGACTGTAAAGAGTTGCTGATAGAGCGTCAGCGTTTAGAACAAATGGTTAAAGAGCTACAAGACAATGGATCAATCGAAAAAGAAAAAGACTACTCAGGTGGATTCGCGGAACGATTCTCAAAATAACCCAACTGGTTTGATATACTGGGAGGACTATAACTTTGATAATCAGAACAATACGGCTGGTTACTTAAAGATAAATATATGCACCCGTAGCTCAGCTGGATAGAGCATCTGCCTTCTAAGCAGACGGCCACAGGTTCGAATCCTGTCGGGTGTACTAATTAAATTAAATGTCCGTACTAGTAGATATAGACGGTTATGAAACTAAAGGGATTAAGATCGACCCTAACGGTACAGAGGGAGAGCATGTTGAGCTCCACGGGTTACTCGTTGTTCTTCCAAAAAAACCGAAGCGATCTGAGATACTCTTCCATGACAAACCAAAGGAGTTGCAGATGTGGCAACGCATTCCTTTGCCCGAAGAACTGCAAAGGGTTCGCAGTATGGATGAGTGGTTCGAGAAGCCTGCCGAGTTTCGCAACAAGTTTCGTTCTTACGTCGAGAAAGAGTTTCAGCGTAGGCGCGACGGTGTGTGGTTTTACAACAATGGGCTCCCTACGTATATTACAGGGAGACACTATATGTTTCTACAGTGGTCTAAAATCGATATCGGATACCCATCATACCTTGCTTTCCAAAGAGAAATCTTTCTTCACATGGCTGCTTGCGAAGTTGATCCCCGTTGTTTCGGTCAGCTTTATACTAAGTGTCGTCGTTCTGGCTACACTAATATATGTTCTGCTGTTCTTGTGGACGAGGCTAGTCAAGTTAAAGAGAAGCTGTTGGGCATTCAGTCAAAGACTGGTAAGGACGCGCAAGAAAATATTTTTATGAAAAAGGTAGTTGCGATCTTCCGCAGCTACCCTTTCTTTTTCAAGCCTATCCAGGACGGTACGACCAACCCGCGTATGGAGCTGGCTTTCCGTGAGCCTTCGAAGCGCATCACGAAAAACAATAAAACGTCTTACAGGGGTGATGCACTGAATACAGTGATCAACTGGAAGAATACCACGAACAACGCATACGACGGTGAGAAGCTGCACATTCTGTATCTGGACGAGGCGGGCAAGTGGGAGAAACCCACAGACATCCGCGAGGCTTGGCGTATCGAACGGACATGTTTGATCGTAGGTAGAAAAGTGGTTGGCAAGGCTATTGTAGGCAGCACCGTGAACCCAATGAACAAGGGTGGCAACGAGTACAAAGGTTTGTGGTATGACTCTGACCCTAACGAAAGAAATAGTAACGGTAGAACCAGGTCGGGTCTGTACAGAATATTTATTCCAGCTTACGATGCGCTAGAGGGTTTCTTTGACCAGTACGGAAACCCAGTCATAGAAGATCCAGAGCAGGAGATAGAGGGGATTGATGGAGACTTTATCACCATCGGTAGCAAGACGTACTTAAAAAATGAGCGCAGGTCATTTAAGGACAACCCTTCAGAACTAAACGAGGTGACTAGGCAGTTCCCGTTCACGGAGGATGAGGCATTTAGAGATAGTATCGAGGGCAGCCTATTTAATATCGGGAAAATCTATCAACAGATTGAGCACAATGAAGAACTGTTTCCAGACCCTGTAATCAAAGGAAACTTTACCTGGAAGGAAAAAGACAAAGAGGTAGTGTTCTCACCTACGCCTAACGGTAGGTTTAGGGTTTGCTGGATGCCAGACCCCTCCGACAGGAATGTCATAAAAATCGACAGGGGTAAAAAGATAGCTCCATTTAGTGAGTACGGTTGCGGCGGCGTTGACTCCTACGACCTGGACGCAACAGTAGACGGCAGGGGATCGAAGGGGGCGCTACACATGTACAACAAGTTCAGTCTGAATCGCCCTCCAAACATGTTTGTGGTGGAGTACGCTTCTCGCCCAGACCTCGCCAGCATCTTTTACGAAGACGTTTTGATGTGTGCTTTTTATTATGGCTACCCGCTACTTGTAGAGAACAACAAGTATGGTATTGTAAGATACTTTGAATCAAGAGGTTACGACGGTTACTTAATGGACAGACCCAAGCACCTGCTCAGCAGTTCTTCACATGTAAATGTTAAAACAAAAGGCATACCATCTAACTCACAAGATGTCATTCAGTCACACGCTCAGTCTATAGAAAAATACATTCATGAACATGTAGGTGTGGATCATGAAACTGGAGAGGTTGGGAAGATGTATTTCAACAGAACATTAGAAGACTGGATAGGATTCAAGATAGATAAGAGAACCAAGTTTGACTTGACGATTAGCTCTGGACTTTCTTTGCTTGCTGCTCAAAAACCTAAAGAGAAAGAAAGATCTAACTTCAAAGAGAAGGTGTTTTTCAGGAGATATAAGGTCTAGCCCGTATTTGTTATATTTGCAAAATACGCCTATAGTGCTATCAACAAATGAATTACACAAACGACAAGCGTAAAAGCTCTTTTCCCGACCCTCTTGCCGACTCAGAGACTAAAAAAAGCAACTCTTACGGGTTGCAGTATGCGAAAGCGATTGAGTCTCAATGGGGAAAGATGACCAACGCAACCTCGTTGTACGGTAGGAGAAATGTTATTTTCGAGAGGAGCAGGGATTACGCAAACGGCACGCAAGATACTAACATCTACAAGAAGCTTTTAAGATCGTTGTCTCCCAATGATGGAGACGGTAGCCTTCTTAATCTTGATTACACGCCAGTGCCAATCCTCCCTAAGTTCGTTAGGGTGGTTGCAAATAAAATACTGTCTCGAAACCCCTATCCAAATCTTGAAGCTGTTGACCCTCTTTCTTCTTCAGAAAAGAACAACAAAAAAAGAGCGATAGAAATACAGGTTGAAGCGAAAAAGCAGCTGCAACAGTTGAAGCAAAACACGGGGATGGTTATAGGCGATGATCCTGATAAACTCCCCGATACCCTTGAAGAGGCTGAGATTTTATTAGGGACCAACGTTAAAACCGATGCTGAGATGGCTGCTCAGATCGGCACTAACATGACGCTTTCTTGGAACTCATTCAATGATAACGTGTTCCGAAGATGCGTAAACGACCTGGTTGCCTTGGGCATGGCCGTTGTAAAAAGAAGCAACGATCCCAATGAAGGTATTAAGACCGAATATGTAGATCCCACTTCATTTATCCATAGCTACACAGAAGACCCTGGTTTCAACGATATGATGTATGCTGGTCATATCAAAACCATCTCTATTCAAGAACTAAAAAGGCTTGCTGGTCATGAGCTAGATGAAGAGGTTTTTGACAAGATTGCTAAGGCCGCAAGAAACAGAGACGGAAATGACCCCAACGCTTACAGTAGGAAGTCATACAACAAAAGAGCCATGCGCCAAGAGTACGGCTATGACGAATACATGGTCGATGTTCTTGACTTTGAGTTTATTTCTGTTGATTGCATTTTCTTCGAAGAGAAAGAAAATCGCTTTGGAAACACCAACTTCTTTATGAAGGGGTTTGATTACGAAGAGAAGCAAGGCAGTGTATTCGATAGGAAACCACATAAGATGGAAATCTCTACCGTCTATAGCGGTTCTTATGTGATGGGTGGCTCTGACATCCTGTTTAATTACGGGATGATGAAAAACATCCCAAAGAATATTCATGACCTCTCAAAGTGTAGGCTGTCATACTCTGTTGTGGCAACCAACTTGAGAAACATGATGCCTAAGTCTATGGTGGATAGCTGCACTGGCTTTGCTGATATGTTGCAGCTAACACATCTGAAGATTCAGCAAGCTATCGCCAAGGCCAAGCCCGACGGCTTGATCATTGATATCGAGGGGTTAGAAAATGTGCAACTCGGAAAAGGCGGGGAGCTACAACCTTTGGACCTGCATGATATTTATGAGCAGACTGGTGTTTTCTATTACAGAAGTAAAAACCCAGAGGGTGGATTCCAGAACCCGCCTGTACGAGAGATCGGTAATAGCATCCGAAACATCAACGAGTTGATTGGGCTTTACAATCACTACTTGCGTATGATCCGTGATACTACGGGAATCAACGAGATGATGGATGCGTCTACACCGAAGGGTGACACACTTGTTGGTGTTCAACAACAAGCCATAGCAGCAGGCAATAACGCTATATATGACATCACTAATGCCTCCATGATCCTTTACAAAAAGGTTTGCGAGGACATTGTAAAGTGCATTCAGATTCTCCCTGAAGATTGTGTTCTGTATAAGCATTATGAAAACGCAATAGGTCAAGAAAACATGTCTGTACTTTCCTCTTTCAATGAGCTACCTATGTACAACTTTGGTGTCCAGGTAGTTAAGGAGATGGAGGACCAAGACAGAGTTTATCTTGAGCAAAACATTCAGATGTCTATACAGCAAAAAGAGCTTGACATTGAAGATGCTATTGCAATCCGAGGGATGAAAGACGTTAATCAGGCTGAGCGTCTTTTGGTTGTTCGCCGTAAAAAGCGCATGGCTAAGATGCAGGAAATGGCTATGCAAAACTCCCAGGTGCAGGCTCAGTCAGCTCAGCAGGCTGCTCAGGCCGCCTCTCAAGCGAAGATGCAGGAGATGCAGATGGAAGCTCAACTCGAAGCGCAACAGCTTCAGCTGAAGGCTCAGCTTGAGAGTCAGCTCGAACAAGTAAAACATCAATTCAGAAGAGAGATTGAGCTTATCAAAGCACAGGCTACTTTAGGCTTCAAAACTGATGAGCAAGAGTTTAAAGAAAAGCTTGAAGTTCTTAAGGAGGATAGAAAAGATGAACGTGTTAAAAAACAATCTGCTGAGCAGAGCAAGTTGATCTCTCAAAGACAGGGGTCAAGAGGTGAGCTTCCAGAAGCCGCTGAAAATGTAGACAATATTGTAAACTCATTATTAGGCTAGTATGAGTAAAGTAAACTTAGATGTAGCGGAAAAATTAGATATCACCTGTAGAAGAGGTGATACTTTCTCTTTGACTTTGACCCTAAAAGATTCGAGCGGAACTGCCTTGCAGCTTAGCACTCTGGGCTATGAATTTTTCATGAATGTAAAGTCAAATGAAAAAGACAAATCTGGAGAAAGATTTGTTATTGCTTCATCTAGTACAGCCTCTCAGAAGTCTCCTACTTCTTCGCGCTTAAATGAAGATCAGACTAGAGATCTTGCTGGTATTTTTACTTTTGATGACGCAAGCGATAGCGGAACAGTAGTGTTAAATGCCAGCGCCGCAAGTATGGCGAGCTTTCCTGTGGGTAGGTTTTCGTATGATATCCAACAGCTGGTTGGTGGCGTAAGGACTACAATATTGAGAGGTTCATTTAAGGTTAACGAAGATATAACTCTCTAATATGGCTATAACAGTTACAGCAGCATCAGGCAGCACTTCGGTAACAGTTACAGCTCCAACCTCTAGCTCTGTAACGGTTACAGAAAAGGGCATTAAGGGCGACAAAGGCGACACTGGAGATACAGGAGCCACGGGTGCAACTGGCCCCGCAGGTCCCACTGGTGCTACAGGCGCTACAGGCGCTACAGGCGCTACAGGCGCTCAGGGGCCACAAGGAATCCAAGGTCCAGCAGGCGCTGATGGAGGAACAAACATTGTTTCTGATACATCGCCCCAGCTAGGTGGCAACCTTGATGTAAACGGAAATGATATTGTTAGCACTTCTAACGGCGACATAGATCTTGATCCTAACGGAACGGGTAAGGTTGTATTTAAAGGCAACTCTGACAAGGGTGCTGGTCAGTTTGTTCTGAACTGCGAGCAGAACAGTCATGGCATTGTAATTAAGGGACCACCCCACTCTGCTGGTGCCTCTTATACGTTGACGCTACCAAACACAGATGGAAGTGCAAATGAAGTTTTGAAGACTGACGGTAGCGGTAACTTGGATTGGGTTGCTCAAACTACAGACACCAACACTCAAAACACAACCACACTATCTTTTGTAGATAGCTCCAACGATATCATTCTTAGGAACACCACAGGTGGTGCAGGTTCGGGAACTGACGACATCAAGTTTGTAGCTGGGTCTAATATAACCCTGACTCACACAGATGCAGACAATATTACTATAGCATCTACAGATACTAACACTCAGCTCTCTACTGAGGAAGTCCAAGATATAGCTGGACCCTTAGTTGCTACTGGCGGAACAAAAACAGGCATTAGCGTTACCTATGATGATGTTAATGGCAACATGGATTTCGTTGTTGCTTCGGACATAAATACTACAGGAACTGCTGGAGGCTTGTCTTCTACTTTGGCTGTAAGCAGTGGCGGAACTAATGCTACTTCGTTTACAGACAAGGCTGTAATTATTACTCAAGATAGCGGAACGGACACGCTTCAATCCGCTGCCATGACTACAAATGGCTCGTTACTTATAGGCGGTAGTAGCGGTCCAGCAGTTGGCACCCTTACGGCTGGCAGCAACATCACTATTACAAACTCCGATGGTGGAATTACTATTGCTGCCGCAGGTGGTGGAGGCAGTGGCGATGGAGATATTGAGGGTGTAACTGCGGGCACTGGTCTTTCTGGTGGTGGCGATTCGGGTAGCGTAACGCTAAACGTAGAGGCTGCTCAAACAGGTATTACCTCTGTAGTAAATTCTAGTTTGGAGATCGGTAGAGATGCCGATAACAGAATCAAGTTTGGTACTGATAATCAAATTATCTTCAGAGTTAGTGGCGGTGACGGAATCACCATGAAGGCTTCGGGTGAGATAGAGGCCACTAAGTTTGATGGAGCCCTTGAGGGAAATGCTGATACAGCTACGGCTTTGGCTTCTGCTGTAAACATCGGTGGCGTTAGCTTTGACGGATCAGGAAACATAGATCTGCCAGGCGTAAATAGCGCAGGCAACCAGAATACTTCAGGTACGGCTGCCATTGCCACTACCGTTACAGTAACAGACAATGAAAGCACTGACGAAGAAAACGTAATAACCTTTGTTGCTGGAGCAGCAGGCAGCGGTAACGTGGGGCTAGAAGCAGATGGCGATTTAACGTACAATCCTTCTTCAGGCACTGTAACTGCACCTCAGCTGAATGTCACTAAAAACCTGTTTGCTAAAACCGCAAACACAGACTTTAGCGCTCAGGGTGACATTATTAAAATAGGCACAGGCAGCACTACTCAGGGTGAGCTTTGTTATTACAAGTCTGATGGATCGTGGGGTGCTGCTGATGCTGATGCCGCTTCTACTTCTGGTGCTTGTTTGTTGGCGATAGCCCTAGGCACAGATCCCGACTCTGATGGTATGTTGCTTAGAGGGACATTTACTTTGGATCACGATCCAGGGACCATTGCCGATGAGTTATATGTATCTACTACGGCTGGAGATATTACTGGGACTCCCCCATCTGGTACTGGAGATGTTGTTCGTGTTGTTGGATATTGTCTAGACAGCACTAACGGACAGATTTGGTTTAATCCTTCTAACGACTTTATCGTCCTTGCATAAACATGCCAAACATAGCATCACATAACGGAATAGACGTGGGTAATATAGCATCAATAAACGGACAAGACATTGCAGCCTCTGGTGGAGCTTTTGATCCTGTGGCTGATACAGGGACATATACAGAAACTGTCCCCACCACTGGTTTGATTCACTACGGTCATGCTGGTCTTGGAATAATTGCCGCTGGGACCTCGGGTACTTTAGGTGATATAATGATGGATAGCACCAACACAAACACACCTGTCAAACTTAATTTATCCTCAGATAAAGATGGTCTCTATCAAATTTTTGCGGTGAGTAATGCAAACAAATCTTGGACAAAGATTGATTGTGGTCTCTATGCATGGTGCGGCATTGAAGGGGGTAGACTTTGGATGGCGGGAACTACAGGAAGTAAAGTTCATCAGAGCTCTGGTGTAGATACTCTACAGCAAGTTACATCTCTTAGTGGGGCTTCTGACACTGGATGGACAGACGTTAGTTGCGGAACAGACTTTATTTATGCTATTAACGACGGTAAGTTGTTTGTTATGGGAGAAAACGGAGATGGTCAATTGGGGCTTGGAGACACTACAGACAGAAGCACTTTAACCCAAGTAGGTGGAAGTGGAGGAGATACAGATTGGTTTGCAGTTTCCGCTGGTGACGATCACGGCGTTGCAATTAAGGGGGCCTCTGGAAACAGGGCGCTTTACACCACTGGCGAAAATAAAGATGGGAAGTGTGGGTCTGGAGACACATCTGGAGACGATACTTCGTGGATCGAAAGAGTTTCTGCTGACGCCTCTGAAGACTGGACTTTTGTGGAGGCTGGCTATGATGCTACGATGGCTATCAAGGCAGGCAAGGTATTTTTTACTGGGGACGGTTCTAATGAAAAGTTTGGCAACAACTCTACGTCTGACGTGACTACTTTCACTCAATCTGGTAAGACAGACGCGAGTACATTTGGAACTAACTGGGTCACGGGCGCTTTAGGAACTTACAGAACCTGGTTAATAAATAGTTCTGGAGAGGTTTGGTTTGCTGGCGATGGTCAGATTACAGGAAGCGGCAGCGGTAATACAACTGACTACAAAAGTGGTTACCACGTAAAAACGAGTGGAAACGCCTCCAACGGAACCACAGGCTCCTATGGCGGGAGCGATAACTTTACTCAAATAAAATGTTTAAGAAACCACGGCTTTGGAACATCTTCTTATATTGTTGCTGCTATAAATAACGGAAAGCTTTACGTCCATGGAAGCCAAAGGTATAATGGCGGAGGAGCCTACTTTATTCCAGGGAGCAGTAGCACTTATGTCTCACAGGGAACTGTAGTGAACTCTGGTCAAACTTGTGTTACGATCGCTCCTTGGAGGGACTTAGCTGCTGGGAATGGTGGCGTATTTGCTTACTTTACTTAATCATGGCATTATATACAGTAGAAATATCATCAGAGGATGCTCTGTCTGAGCGATGGACAGACCCTAACCATCCAACCAAAGCTTTTAAGTTCAACGAAGAAACTCTTGAGGAATGCACTTTGTTGGAGAACGGAAATTATGCAGCGACATATAACACCGTTGAGTATAGCTCACCAGTTACCTTGAAGTATATAAACCAGTCTGGTACTCACACAACAACGATACCTGCTGGCGAGTATGGCGTCAGATCATAACTTTTTATTTTTATTACCTTTGCTAGATGTCTAACACCAGAGTAAAAAACCTTCTTAAGAAGCATGGATTATCTGGGGTAAACAAACCCAAGAGAACTCCACAGCATCCTAAGAAGTCTCACATAGTGTTAGCGAAAGAAGGAAACAAGGTAAAGCTTATACGTTACGGTCAGCAAGGTGCGAAGACAGCGGGTAAGCCAAAAGCTGGAGAAAGCGACAGGATGAAGAAGAAGAGAGCCAGCTTCAAGGCTAGACACAGACGCAACATCGCAAAGGGCAAAATGAGTGCAGCGTACTGGGCCAATAAGTCTAAGTGGTAATGAAAGCTGTTAAGTATAAGAAGGGCGGGAAGTTCACCGTGACAAGCCGCAAGATGTCTATCGATCCCCCGAAGGGCTTTCACTGGATGGAGGAAGGAGGTAGATACTATCTCATGAAGGGCGACTACGTGCCACATCCTGGTGCTGTGAAGAAAGCTACGTTTAAGATGGCTGACCACCCAAAGAAGAAGTGATGGCAAAGAATCCAGCACAGCAAGCAGCGATTGCTATCGCTATGAAGAAGGCAGGGAAAAAGCCTAAGTCCGCGAAGAATGGAATGAAGTTCAACCCGAAGTATACTCGTGGTAGCGCTGACGTGGGCAAGAGGAAGAAGTTAATGCAACAGATTAGCGAGATATACAAGAAGCACAGAGGAACAAAAGCCAAAAGACAAAAGAAGGGCTTTCCTCCTGCTGTAGCTGCCAGGCTCAAAAGACTCATGGCACAAAGAGATAAGATATAACCTTTAAAAAAT